TGACTCGTGATTTCGGCTTTGGAAGGAAGCCTGGTAATCTACCGAAAAATTCAGCAGAACCATCCTCAATAAAGCGGAAAACGCTCTTTGAATGAGGAGACACCAATTGAACATCATCTTGAAGCGATAGCAATGGAGCGCCATCACTTGCAATGACCTCGCGCGTAGCTTGTACTTGATCAGCACACTCGTCTAGTAACCACTTTGGTAACTCCATAATGGCTGCTTTATTTTCATAACCAGCCACATGCATACCAACGAAACTATAACCACGAGGTGTCTCGACCATATACAATGTGCCACAATCACCAGACTTGGTTTCTTCCGCACAAGTTCCGGTGTAAATGGGGAAATTTCCCAATAATCCCTTCAATGGCATTGTGAAGAAATTGACTCCCCACACTGCACGGAGGTCGACAGATCCAGCTTTGGTTCTTCCAAAACCGACCATCTTACTGACCGGCACCGAATCACTAAGCCAAAACTTAGAAAGATCTCTGGCAGGGGGCATACTCGGCACATTGATAATTGCCAAATCATGGTCCTGTCGGATCAAGAAATCGGTAAGTTTGGCTCTGAAAGTGATCTTAGGAATTACTCCAGTACTCATTTCACCACGCAAAACGGTGATTTCAAACACATCACCTTTTAAAGTGTGTGCATTGAGAACCAGCGTTGTTCCACGATAAAAGAAACCTCGAGTATAACCCTTATAAGACCCATCAAGGGCACAGATATGGAGATTCACGGTATTGCGAGCAAACATGTCGCGCACTTCTGCGTGCGATTTGCCAACCAAACTCGTTGATGACATAGGAAGATCCCAAGAAGTCAATTCAATGGTATCTCTATACCATACATTTGTTTTTTCTTCTGGGATCAAATCCTCTTCAGTAGTTCCAGCCACATTCCCTTGTGGTTCCATCTTATCTTTCCCCGTCAGGGAATAGATTGATAGAGCCATAGCAAATAGAGAAAGAAACGCTAAAGATGCTTTCATCTTGTTATCATGGATAACCTGCGAAGCT